GCCAAAACCATCATGTTCAGCGATATGTCGCCGCCGTTCACCCAGGATCGGATTTACGCCTGCCAGGCGTCGCTGATTGTCATGGTGGATGTGCTGACCGCGCATGAAGTTGATGCCCGGAGCGTACGGTATGACACCCAGCTGGCACCAGGGGGTAACTGATGGCTGATCAGCAAAACAAGCCCATGCAGTACTTCCTGCAATCGGTCCTGCTTAATGGCGTGGAAATGCCGCGCAGCTGGATAACGTCTGTGATTTACATCGAGAAGACGTCGCTGACTTCGCCGCTGCTGGTGCTGGAGACGCACGACCCAGCCGGAAAGCTGGTGGACGAAATGGGCGCCCGGTATGGCGCTGAGCTGGTGGCAGAGCTGGGCGACCCGACCGGGCAGCGCGGCGCGTATACAGAGACGTTTTTCGTTACGTCCGCGCCCGCCAGCGGTGACGTGGTGCGGATCATCGCCGTGTCAGCGGATCTCAAGCGTCTCAAAACCCCATCCGCCCGCGTGCGGCTGTATGCCGACCGCCAGCCAGGTGACGTCATGGCCGAGTTCGCGGGCAAAATGACGATTGAGGCTGACGCCTTCCGCAAAGCGATGACCTATCACCTCAATATGGGCGAGAAGCCGTCCGGCGTGCTGCGCCAGATAGCGGAAGATCACGGCGCGCTGGTGTGGTGCGCCCGCGGGAAATTCTGCATGAAGGACATGGCAAAGCTGATCGGCACAAAAGCGGCATTTGTCTATGAGGCCAATAATCCGCAGGCCGAATACACGATTAGCAAGCTGAGCAACATCAACCAGGATGCCGCCGCCACCAGCAGCCGGGACTATCAGTATGTCGGCTACTCCATGACAGAGGGCTACGTGGCCGTGGGCGATAAGACGAAGCCGGTCAAATACATTTCTGACGCCGATGTGGCAACGCTGACCAACATGGCACGGGTGATCGTCCCTAAGCTGGATATTGAGGTCAGCGGCAACGCAGACGTCACCGCTGGCATGATTATCGGCGTGCAGATCCATCGCTATGACGCGGAAAACCAGGTAGACGAAACGTTACCGAAAAACTTTATCGCCGTTGCGGTCATTCACCATGAGGATCGGATTGGCTACACCACGCGCATGATTTTAGGAGTACCCAATCAGTGAGTAAGCAGCGCGCCATAATCACGGCCACAAAAGACCCGCAGGGACACATGCGGGCGCAGATCCGCCTCACTCCGCAGTGGGCGGACGTGGATGCAGATACCCTGCCCTGGGCGGAATATCAGCTTCCGATCGGCAACACGTTTGTACCCTGCATCGTGGGCGATCAGGTATGGGTGGAGTTTCCCTACAAGGACGGCAGCGGAAAGCCGGATACCCGGCGCCCGCTGATCACCGGCGCGGCGCAATCTGCACCGGGCGGCGTGCCAAGTGTCGCGCCTGAAGCCTCCGGACAGGGAGGCGGGTATGAGCCACCCGCTGTGGACGGTGCGCCAGCGCGCCCCTCCCTGAATCCGACCACAGATTTTGTGTCGCACCGCAACAACCTGCTTGAGATCCGGTCTGCTGGTGGCGGGTATGAAATTGCAAATACTGCCAGCGGTTCGCGTGTCGGGATGAACGAAGGCGGGGATATTTACCTGCTGGGGCCGGGGAACCTAGTGATCGACGTCGGCGGCAACCTGACTATCAAGGCTGGCGGGAAAATCGTGTTCCAGTCTGACGGACAATTCAGCGCAACCGCGCCTCAATTCGAGTTCAGTCAGTAAGGGTTATCTTAAATCTAAAATATTATTTAGAATGTATTAACGATATAAGTTGAGACATTCCTGAATGAAATCACCCTTCTTTAAAAACGTCATGGCCTACAGCCTGAACCGGGATATTCCGCTCGATGCGGATCAGCTGGAGCAGCAATTGCAGGCGATGACGTTTTCCCCCTGTGCTGCGCAGGACATGGCTAAATCAGGCTGGATCAATGTCACGTCAGACGGCCTTCTGCTGGCCGAGAACGGTCAGTACCTGCTGTGCTGCCAGCATGAAACCAAGATTATGCCAGTGGCAACGCTCAACGATTACGTCGCCGAGAAAGTGGAGACAATTGAGCGTGAACAGGCGCGTAAGGTGCGCCGCAGTGAAAGAGTCAGCCTGAGAGACGAGGCGCTGTGTGTGCTTCTGCCGCGTGCTTTCTCACGTCGCTCTGAGTCCTACATCTGGATCGATAGCGTGAACAGCCGTATCTACGTTGACGCGGCCAGCGCTAAATCTGCTGAAGATATGCTGGCGCTGCTGCGCAAAACTATCGGCTCCCTGCCGGTTATTCCGATGATGACTGCTGATCCCATTGAGCTGACGCTGACTGAATGGCTGCGCGACGCAGAACTGCCCGCCGGTTTTGCGCTGGGCGATGAGGCCGAACTGGCGGCAATACTTGAAGACGGCGGCAAAATCCGCTGCAAAAAACAGGACTTACTGAGCGACGAGGTGCGCACGCATATCGAGGCCGGAAAACTGGTCACGCAGCTTAGCCTGGACTGGCAGGAGCGCATTTTCTGCCGCGTCTCCGATGACCTGAGCATTAAGGGCATTAAGTACGCTGACATGCTCACCCAGCAGAATGATGATATCGACCGCGAGGATCAGCGCGCGCGCATGCTGGCCGATTTCATGCTTTTTACGTCCGAGTTTTCCGGCTTCTTTTCCGCGCTGGTGGATGCGCTGGGCGGCGAGGCAAAGCGATGACTGCTGACGCTGTGGCGCATTATCACGGCACACCGATTTGGGGCTGTGCTGGTGAGATCCATCAATTGGCTGTAGCTGGTGCTGGAGCGTTTGTCTCATTCGCACGGATGGACCAGCTGAAGGCCAGTTTTGAGCATGCTGACTCAATCAGCTTTGATAACGGCGCGTTTTCGGCATGGAAAAGTGGCCTGAATATCCAGTGGAATACGTTTTATCGCCGTGTAGAAACATTCTACGCCAATCCCAAGCTGAAGTTTTTCGTTATTCCTGACGTGATTGAAGGTGGTGAGGCGGATAACGATCAGCTGATTGCTGAAATGCCGCCGCATCTGCGCGATAAAGCGGTTCCAGTCTGGCACCTGCATGAAAGCATAGAACGGCTGGTGGAGCTCTGTAACGAGTGGCCTCGCGTCTGTTTCGGATCCTCCGGGCAGTACGCTGTAATCCGCACAAAGCTATGGCATGCGCGGATGAAAGAAGCGTTTGAGGCAATCTACGTTAAGCGCCAGTTTTCAACCAAGATTCACGGCCTGCGCATGCTGGATGGGCGCGTGCTGGGTAACTATCCGCTTCATACAGCGGACAGCACCAATCTGGCCTGTAACATTCCTAAGACGCGGGAGAAATACCCTGATATCACCACGTCCATCGAGACGGCTGACTACTGTCGTGGCCTATCTGAGCAGGATACTAAGCGCCTGGTACTGATAGGCCGTTGTTCCATTCTCAAAGCAGCGATTGAAAAGGTTACTCCGCCGTCTATCGACGAGTGGATCAACACCCATTTTTCCAGCGAATACACAGAAGCCGAGGCATTTGCATGATTACTTACGGCTCCGTTTGCTCCGGCATTGAAGCGGCCAGCGTGGCGTGGGAAGGGCTGGGATGGAAAGCGGCATGGTTCGCGGAGATTGAAAAGTTCCCCGCGGCCGTGCTGGCGCACCGCTTTCCGGCTGTCCCTAACCTGGGCGATATGACCACAATTGCCGCTGGCGTCCGCGCTGGCTCTATCCCTGCCCCAGCTGTGATGGTTGGCGGCACCCCGTGCCAGGCGTTCTCTATCGCCGGACTCCGTAAAAGCCTCGACGACCCACGCGGTCAACTCACCCTTGCCTATGTAGATTTAGCGAATGCCATTGACGAAAAAAGAGTATCAACCGGCGAACAACCAGCCGTCCACCTGTGGGAAAACGTGCCGGGAAGCCTCAGCACCGATGACAACGCCTTTGGATACTTCCTTGCCGGAATGGCTGGCGAAGATGAAGCGTTTGAACCAGGCCCAAGACCTGAGCACGGGAAAAACGGCCCCGGCTGGCGATGGAAAAAAAGCGACGGCAAGCATGTGGCGAAGTGGCCAAAGTCTGGTTGTGTTATTGGACGACAGCGCAAACTCGCCTGGCGACTGCTCGATGCCCAATACTTCGGAGTGGCCCAACGCCGCCGCCGTGTGTTCGTTGTCGCAAGTGCTCGAAACGACGTTGATCCCGCAGAAATACTTCTTGAGTTCGACGGCGTGCGCCGGGATTCTCCGCCGCGCAGAGAAACGGGGCAGGCAGTTGCCCCACTTACTGCTAACGGCTCTGGAGTCGGTGGCCCGGACTTCTCCCACGCTGCAGCCGGTCACTTAATTTCTGCGTTTGGCGGCGGCAACTGCTCAGGATCGCTTAGCGTGGCCGCGTGCCTGACGGCCAAAGGCCAGCGAAACGATTTTGACGTCGAGACATTTGCCGTGCAAAGCGCCACGGGCGAGGTTAGCCACACTTTGACGGCAGAAGGTCACGACGCCTCCGAAGATGGCACCGGGCGAGGCACGCCGACCGTTGCTTATGGCTTCCAGACACGCATAGCGCGTAACGGCCGCGGCGACATGGCGGACGTTTGCCACGCGCTTAGCGCTGAATCCGGGGAAACGGGCAAAGGTGACGCTGCACCGTGTGTTGCCAGGTGTGTTGAGCATGCTGCTTTTGCTGAAAATACCCGTGGGGAGATCCGGTTGTTCAATGGCGACGGGCAGATCACCGGCGCGCTGTCAGCTGGTGGCGGGAAACCCGGCCAGGGATACCCCTCTGTCGTCAGCCAGTGCGAAGTCCGGCGCCTGACGCCTAAAGAATGTGAGCGCCTGCAGGGCTTCCCTGACGGCTGGACCCTGATCCCGGAAAAGAAGCGCAACGTTCTTGCCGCTGATGAACTGGCCTATCTCCGCCTGATGCACCCCGACATGCCGGAGGAAGAGGCGCACCGGCTGGCGGCTGATGGTCCTCGCTACAAAGCGATCGGGAACTCCATGCCCGTGCCGGTTATGCGCTGGATTGGGGATCGGATTGCTAATCAGATCATGCTGGTGGCGGGTGAAATCGAGCCTCAGCCAGCAGCCCTCCCCGCTTCGCCAGCGGCAAAGAAAAAGCGTGCGCCGGCGCGCAGGATTGCGGACGACAAATACCCCCGCTCATTCCTGAAGTGGGCGGGTGGCAAACACTCTGTACTGGATGAAATCAGGGCGATGCTTTCTACCGGCGATCGTCTCATTGAGCCATTCGTCGGCAGCGGCACGGTCTTTATCAACGCAGGCTTTAAGCGCAACCTGTTGGGCGATGTTAACCCGGATCTGATTAACCTCTTCAACCAGCTGCAGGGCAATCCTGATGCCGTAATTAAGGCGGCTTACCAGCTGGAGCGAGGCTGTCTGTCTAATGAGGCGTATCTCGCTATCCGTGATGAGTTCAACGGGCGCAAGGCTCACGCTGTACGCCACGCAGCGCTTTTCCTGGCGCTAATGCGAACCAGCTTTAACGGGCTATGCCGGTATAACCAGAAAGGCCTGTTTAATGTGGGCTGGAATAAGAAGGGTGAGGCGAATTACTTCCCTATGGATGAACTGACGCACTTCACCGGCATGCAGAAAGAAATGACGTTCATGTGTGCCGGGTTTGAGGATGTGATCGCGCAGGCGGGTCAAGGAGACGTGATTTTCTGTGACCCCCCGTATGAGCCTCTGCCGGACGAAGCCGGGTTTACAGCATACAGTGGCACCTCATTCACCTTTGCGGATCAGGTGCGGCTGGTGGAGTGTCTGGTGGCGGCGCGGGACCGTGGCGCAAAGGTGGTAATCACAAACAGCAGCGCTCCTGCCATTCTGTACCTGTATATCAACAATGGCTTCAGAATCACCCCGCTGGCCACACGCCGATCCGTATCCTGCAAAAGTGAAACGCGCAAAACGGTCAACGATATAATTGCCGCTCTCTGAAACGAACGAAACCCGCTTTATGCGGGTTTTTTTTCTTTACTGGACTATCAGCAATGTACGTATTTTTGATGCCAACTTTTAATAGAGCACCACTGATGACCAATGGAACGGTCTGCTACTGTTTACAGTCAGTAATCAGCGAGTATTATTGATGATGTAATGTACAGGGAGATAAAAATGGACGCAGCCTTGCTTGAAATGATGGGCTCAGGTGGAAGGAATAAAGCCTGGGCTGAAACAATGGTCAATCTTGAAGCCAGAAAGCTGATTAATATAGCTAACAGGCTGTCAGCCTTACATCTTAACGATGGGCTTACCCGGATGCAGTTTGTCCAGGAAATAAAATCGGTTGTTGATAAGCAGTTTGCCGCCGCCCGACAAGCAAAATCTGATAAAGAATGTCTGGAATGCGTTAAACAGCTTAGATCTGAAACAGAAAACCTTGAAGAGCAAGGAAGATTACTGCTCACAAAGGCAGCACAACTCTATGCCAAAGTGGAGTTTGTTCGCGAAAACAACAAAATTGTGGGTTACATGATTTCCGCTGTTCATGTCGCGCTTTCAGGTTTTGCTGTTGTTGGCGGTGCTTTGATGATCGCGTCAATGACACCTCTTGGCGTACTGGCTGGTGCCGTTCTCGTTGTTGACGGGCTTAATGGCCTGTCCAAAGAACTTATTACCAACCTGTCTGACGTACAAACAGAAGGCATGTTTGCCGATGGTGCAATGCAGGCTGCAAAATTCATGGGATTTAAACCAGAGTCAGGACTGGCTTTCTACAATACGGTAACGCTCACGGCCAGTGTTTATAGCGTTTGGGGGCTAGCGAGAAAGCCTGGCGCATGGCGGCTTTTCAGATGGATGCCCCGTGATTACTTCCGTAAGATCGACACCATGAGCCGTCCAAAGCTGACCATGAAAATAATCGGCTGGGGTGTTTCGGCTAAGGTGACATTCGATTTACTCAGCATAAGTAACCAATCAAGCTAAGCCTTTTTTCGACCGCCAGTAGCGCCATGATTTCCAGGCCAGCACTGGCGGTTGAATAAACGTCACAATGACTACACCGAGCAGCAGAGATAAGCCTCCACCTAAAATGTATGGCTTAGTCGAGAAACAGAGAAGAAATACAAATACTAGTGTGCAGGATGAAACGATCCATAACAGGACTCTAAATCTGTTTTTTAAATCCACTACTGCTTCGTCCAGCGTTCCACCATAGCTTTCAATGTTATTTTTAATTTTTTTCAAATCAGCATCAGTAAAACCGGACTTCAATAACTCTGATTCATTAACTGTCATGGTGCTATACCTTTCATCCTTAAAACGTTAAGTCATTCTAACGCAATTATATACGTGCATGACTCCCATACATCAACTTCCTTTGGCACTATAATGGACTTCCGAACCATGTAAATGTGTCAAGAAACCGCCAAATCTTAGGTTAGCTTCATCCCGGTATCCCAGTAGGCTGGTAGTGATTCTGCCGGGATGCCGCGAGGCGTATTCAGCAGCAACAGCGCCTGATCCATCGTGATACGGTTACAGGCATATTCACGGAAAATATAGCCGATAAGGCCTGCCGCCTTCGCTTCTCTGGCCCTGATATTGTAGGCGGTCTGACACTCAGCACTGAGGCGGCTGGTCTCTTTGAAATAGTATTCCCGCGCTCTCGCATAATCGTCTGTGCAGGCCACCAGCACGTTTTCTGTGATCACTTCATAGCGGCCCTGGCAATCTTCGCCGCAGTCCAGCAGCCGCACGCCGGTTCTTTCTGACGATGCCAGTACGGTTTTCTGAATAGGCAGGCCAGTATCGGGGATCATTCGTCCGTAAACGTCATTCATTTCGCATTCCTTTTTTCAGTAAATGGTGGCGCAACCTGCCGCAGAGCCAGACTATACGGGAAAAGTGTCGAAAACTTAAAGTGATTTTTATGAAAAATTTATACTTTAAATTCTTTTTTCAGCTATGGCCGCTCATCACCCCAAAATTACAAACCCCCTATTCTCCCCGCTCCATTTACCACAACGGATGAATTATGAGTAACCGTAAAGCCTCGCACTTTGAGCTTTTCCATAACCTGAATATGGCAATGCGCGAAGATCCGCAGTTTTCCTATGAATATGACTATTCACGAGAAACGCGGACGCTGATGGAAACGCCCTACTGGCGTCTCACCCCGTCACAGCGCACCACGCGCAACACGATGATTGAGCAGACGATGGCAAACGCCACGGCGGAAGATACCCGCGTGCGCATGATGGCCATGCGTCCGGAGCATCGCTATCTGCTGATCCCAAATTACATCTGCTTGGCGACAACTGAGTTCTACATGGAGGTTCAAGGCTCACTGTCTGATGAGCCGGAGACCGCCGATCTGATGCCGGTCATGTGGTCCGCGATCTACGCGCTCAACCTGGGGCGCGGTATGTCTACTGACGTCTGGAGCGAAATGTCACCTGCAGACCAGCTGGCGCAGACCAAATGGGTTCAGAAGGTACTGAGTACCGTCAAGCTGTCGCGCTACATCACCGATGCAAGTCGCGCTGTCTGGCTGGGCCTGTTCGTGACCTTCAACGATATCCCGGATGATTTCTACGAGCTGATGGAGTCGTAATGATCGCGGCCGAAAAGCCGATCCGCAAAGGTTCTCGCGTGCGTCTGCGTGGGAATCTGTTTGAGGGGGCGATATGCGTGGTTGACCGGGTGGACTGGCTGGAGGATGGACAGCGCTATGTGCTGAAGCATCCCCATTACACCTGCCCGCTTAACTACCGTCGCTGGGATCTGGAGCTGATACCTGATGACCAGTAAAACGCGCTCTGGCGCCGGGGGCAGCTGATGCCTGCTGCCGGTACGCTGGACTCCGTTTGTTCCGGACACGGTGCCTTCCCTTCACGTCAGACCGCTGAGGCTGACGCGGGGCTAACCATCAACGGCAAGGCCGTGCTGGTGGACGGCAAACTGTTTAAGGATCACACGGACGGGAAAAGCACTCACAACGGCAAGGCGGTATCTGGCCGTCCGTGGTTCACCATTAACGGCAAAGGCATTGTGTGCGTTGACGATCAGGTTTCATGCGGATCGACAGTCGCAACAGGCGATGCCGGATTCCAGGTGAACTGATTGCCCTTTTTCATGCACGCAGCCGTCATGGCTGCGCTTACACAGGAATAACCATGTTCAGTGAAATCACCTTCACCGGCTGGCTTAAACGCGCTGTCGCCGTGGCGCTATGCGCGGCTCTGCTGCTGCTGGGCCATAAGGGCTACGTGACCGTTACGGACCACCTGGCGCACGTTGCGGAGCTGGAATCAGCTAACGATACGCTTACCACCAACAACAAAAGGCTCACCGGCAATAACAGCACGCTGAAAACCGCACTTTCCGATCAACAGGCGCAGACGGCCACGCTGCAGCGGACCCTGGCTGAGCGGGAAAAAGACCGGCAGGAATACGCGCAGAAACAGGCGGCGCTGGAGCAGGAATTAGTGAAAATTAAAGAGGATAGTCAGAATGAAATTGATGAGATCAACCGTGCGATATTGCTTGCTGGTGTTAATCATACTGCTTTGCCTGCCAGCGTTATTCGCATGCTCCGGGACAAAGCCCGTGCCATTAACACCCGAAGTCGTGACGGTTACAAAGCTGGTGGAGCTACCGCCTCAAAAAGCGCAGACCTACCAGCCGTGCCAGGTGGATGAGAACATACCTGGATTCACTGACCAGTTACCCGCTTATGTGGCGCGAATACTGACATTAGTGGATGAATGCAACCGGCGAAACGACCTGATTTCCGATCATAATCAGAAGCTATAAAAAAACCGCCCATCAGGGCGGTTTTTCTTTATGCCTCAGCGATGGCTTCGCCCTGATTTTCTACCATGTAGCCCGCAGCCACTTCCGGCCCGCCAATCTCCAGCATAATTTTACGCATGCCCGCTGCCAGGGAACCGTCACCCTGGTTAACCAGAAATTCACGCGCCGCGAGTGGCATGTAAATGGACGCTGTTACCGGGTTGTGCATCTGCTGCGTATTGCCTGCCCTGCGCCAGCGTGCCATGCCACGGATAGCGTCGTCCTCTAACGTCGGGCATGCCTCCATGATGATTTCAGCGCCGTACATGATGACGATCTGCTTAGCCAGTGAACGTGGCTCTTTTTCGCTGAGCAGATAGTCCAGATGGTGACGGGCGTCGCGCTGGCTTCCGGTTGCTAAGGTGTGCGATTTAGTGCCGTTACCGTACTGAAAATAGAGCTTATAAGACATGAGGATTACCAGTGGTCAATTACATGGCGGAAAGGTACATCAAAAAATAAATATTTTCCTTAGATTTTAAAATCTTTTCTTGCCACCCTCACACCGCAAAGTACAAACCGCATAAATTTGCCTCGTCAAAAATTCCCTCGCAGCCGCGCCCTGAAAAAAGGGCTGAATTGTGAGCAAAGATATTACCCCTGCACGTATGCGTGAGCAGGACATCATGACCCGTGCTTCGCGTGTCATGGCTTTTACCGTTGATGCACAGCGCAATGCTTCTGGCGCGATGATTACCGATCGCGTCGAAATGTCACGGAACATTGGCGCTGCAGCAGGCCAGGATCCGATGTTTGAAGGCGTTAACCCGGAGTTCTGCCGCATTGTCGGCACTGCCTGGGCGTCGAGCATGATCGAGTACAAAGAGCGTCACGGACACTATCCACCAGCTGATCAGCTGGCGAACGCCAGCCGTGCGCTGGAAAACCTGATGGTTGAATCAGCGGCTGAAAAGCACGAAGGCAACGGCAAGGCGATGTTTGAATCTGTCGCGGCTGACATGCGCACTTCTGACGGTGTAATGCGCCAGGCGCAGTTTGCCGCTCTGATCCTGCCTGCTGTACTGGGCGCGGCCACCAGCGACGCATGTACCTTTGTCCCGTGTGAGCGCGATGAAGCGAAGATTTACGAGCTCCTGAACGTCGCCGGTACAAAGTTCGGCAGCTTTGACCAGGGCGATGAAATGCACATGCAGTCTGCTGCTGTGTACTCGCAGATGAAGCGCCTGTATCCGTTCCCTGCTGCGATGCAGCCGGACGGCACCAAGAAAACCTTCACCTTCTCCATGAAGACCGTGGAAGGCGCTGATATGCCGATTCGCGCTGGCCGCGCCAAGCTGCTGATCAACCGTCGTCCGGGCAAAGTCGATGACGGCGACGGCAACCTGTATTTCTCTGATAAAGACGTCAAAGGCAATGCTTTTGCGGCCACCTGTAAGGTCGATTACGACAAAGGCAGCATCGCTGTGACCTTTACCGATGCACCGGCTAAGGGTACTGAGCTGGCGGCACAGGTTGAGATCAACGTCGAGAAGGCACCAGGCCTGATCCCGGTTATCAACCAGTCCATGCGTGAGTTCACCGTTAAGCCATCGCAGTTCGTGATCGCGTCTGAACACACCGTTATGGCCGCATCTGATTTGAGCCGTGAATTTGGCATCAATCTGTCGTCTACCCAGTTTACCGCTATGCGTAACTGGCTGAGCCATGAGCAGGACATGATGCGTCTGCGCACGATGGCATTCCATAACGTCTATAACCGTGAATTTGACGTGGCACTGCCGGAAGGCCAGACCTACGAATCGTGGGTAGGCCTGATGAAGCACGCGATCACCCAGCTGAGCACTGACATGGTGAACCGTACCCGTAAGGCCGGTATCCGTGGCGGCTTCGCTGGTGGTGAGGCGGCGAACTTCCTGAAGAGCCTGCCTGCTAACGTCTTCCAGGCTGATCCTAACTTTGTGCAGTCACCGTACATCCAGCGTATCGGCACCCTGTTCGGCATTTATCAGATCTTCGAAGTCCCTACCGCTATCTGCGATCAGTTCGTGGTAGACGGCGTGGCGCTGGCTAAAGAGGACATTCTTTTCTACGGCCGCGGTGATTCTATCGGTGACGCTGGTCTGATCGCGGGTGACGCGGTTCCGGCCATTCCGTATGTCCACGAAACCAACCCGTCGCTGGTCAACCGCACCACGCTTTGGGGCTCTTCACTTAACGAGCTGCACCCGCGCAATGGTGAAAACTACTTCGCCAAGCTGACCCTGACCAACACCAAAGTCGGCGCTTACAACATGCTGACCGGTAAGCAGATCGAAGGCGAAACCGCTCCTGAAGCAGCTGCCACCGGCACCGGCACCGGCAGCTAATCCCCCTTAACGCCCCCGTTAAGGGGGCATTTCATGGACATTTCACATGAATAAGATTCGTTTTTCTGTGGGCCAGGCGTCCGGCATTGCGGTGCAGGAAGTCAACGCTGATGCGACGACTTCCGTTGCATCTGGCGGCGCGTCCGTCTTTGCCGGTCTGGTTATTGCCCGCCGAGGCAAAATCGGCGCTGTTCTGCGCGTCACGGCTGATAACTATCAAGCGGTGCTGGGCGAAGCCATTCACCCGCGCAGCGGTGCGGCATTTGAGCCGCTGCGCCACGTAGCGACTGCCGTTAACGGCGGTGATGGTTATGTGGTACGTGTGGCGGCGCCGGGTATGAAGATCCCTGCCCTATCCCTGATGGCTGATACCACCATGCAGGAGCTGAGCGTGGTGGCCAGCAACTTTGCGCCGTCTTCCGATCCGGTTCTGGCGGCTGGCGCTGCAGCGATGATCTACATCGAAGATGGCGACGCCTCAGCAAATCGCACTCTGAGCATGGAAGCCGACAAAACGGCACCGGGCTTCTACATCCTGACGCTGAAGGAAGTTGACGCGGCTGGCGGTGAGTCAGTGCTGGAATCCCACCAGATTTCTTTCAACACCAATGCCACCAGCGACATGGGTTCGCCTGCCTTCCTGCCGACCGCGCTGGAAAATGGCTCTACCCGCCTTCGCGCTATCGTATCGGACGACGTTGAAACGCTGATGCAGCCTATCACTGAAGGCTTCGACGATATGCAGTTTAGCGGCGGCATTGATGGCGATCTGTCTGCTATTGCCACGGCTGACTACACCAAAGCCCTGACGGTTCTGCGTAAATCCATGTTCTCCTGGACGGCTGTACTGTCGCTGGGCTGCTATGACCCGACCGTGATCGCGGCGCTGGTCAAGCTGGCTGAAGACACCCGTACCGACATGTTCTACGACGTGCATGGTGCGCAGCTGTCTGCAGCGGCGATGGCGGAGGCGCTGGGCCACGGCCTCGGCGGTTCACATCAGCCAGCACGCTACTACTGGCCGTACACCGCACGCGACGCATTCACCGGCACCAACGTTAACTGGGGGATCTCCTGTGATGCGTTTGTGGCGAAAGCCAAAGGCGTGGCGCTGGTCTCCGACGTCGGTGGCTGGCATTACTCACCTGCTGGCGTGTCACGCGCAATCATCAACCGTCAGAACATCAAGCCTATCCCGAATCTGGACGAGATCGACCGCGAAGCCTTTGTGACTGCGCGCATCAACCCGGTAAGCCTCGATAAAGCCGGGAACATGTATATCGACGACTCCCTGACTACGTTCGCCAAAAACAACTACCTGCGCCTGCAGCACATCAGTTCGCTGATGAACGCGATCGCACGCGGTTTTTATGACGTGGCAGAAGCGCTGAAGCATGAGCCGGACGGTATCACCTTCAAAGGCCTGACTGATGGCTTAACCGATCTGCTGGAGCGCTTCGTAGCCGCTGAGGCACTGGTTAAACCGCGTGATGTCACGCAAGGCACTGAGCCGTTTGTAGTCTCCGTGGTGCAAAAAGATATCGACCTGTGGGAAGCCTCCTGGTCTGTCTGCCCTACCGGATCTTCACGCCGCATCGTCGGCAAGCCAACGCTGTTCCGTTAACAGAGGAAATTATGAACAACATTTTTAATCACAGAACGCATGGCCTGCTGGGTGCTGCATTCGAGAAACCTGCTGCAGCTGAAGAGCCAGCCATTAAAGATTCAATGCTGGAAAGCGCGGGCTTAGGCAACGCCGCATCTGCGCGCAATGTGGCGATGTTTGAGGCTGTGGAGCGTCGCGCTGGCGAAGACGCCCGCTCCGTAGCCGCTTCCCTGCTGGCGGGCTGGGTGGCCGATGGCGAAGCCGATTCTGACAGCTTTGAAGCGCTGGCGCTGGTGCTGGCCGGTCTGGATTCGCTGTCTGACGACGACGATCTGGATGACGAGCAGGTAGACGCATTCAACGACGCGCTGGGCCAGCTGGCAAACGCCGCTGTAGCCCTGGGCGCGGACCAGGATGACGTCACCAGCATGATCGACGACGACGATGACAGCGCCGCTGAGAGCGTTTTCGAGGCGCTTTCCGGCCTGGCTGACGACGATGAAGCGATCGCAGATTACACCGTGGCTGGCGGTGAAGGCGGTGAAGCGATGCTTGAGTCGGCCACCTTTAAAGCTGTGCGTGACGGCCAGGTGACGCTGATCCGCAAGCGTCCGAAGAAGCGCCGCATGACGTCGCTCCAGAAGCAGGCGCTGAAAAAAGCCCGCACGAAGGCGCACAGCTCGATGGCAAATGCGCACCGTAAAAAGTCGATGAAACTGCGTAAGAAGCGCGGCCTTTAAGGGATAGCCGCCGGGTAAGACCGGCGGCATTGAGGATAGCGCGATGATCTGCGGTGCAATCATGCCAGATGGGGTCAGCCCCTTCCTGAAAGTCTATATCACGTCAGAAACGGCGATGGTTGTGGGCTACATCGGGGAAGGCTCTACAGCCAGCATTGAATCCATGTGGGAATCCCCGTTCGCCAATGACTCGCTGGGCGGCGTCGCCGGTGCGGTGAGTGCTGCTGGCGGCAAGCTGGCGGGCGGTGTGCAGGCGGTAAGCGGCAGTACATCAAAGTCGGATTTCAACTCCCTGCTTATCTGGGAAGGCCAGCAGCCGCCTGAGTTCAGCATCGTTGTAGACCTGATGGCCACGATGAACGCGAAGGTGGAAGTGATGGACGCAATCATGACGCTGCAGCAGATGGCCTCCCCTGAACTGAACGCTGCGCTGCCGGGTGGCCGCCGTCCTCTCCCCGTGATCATGGACGTTGGCCGTCGCCTGAAGCTGATGGACGTGGTGATCCGAAGCGTCGGCTACCAGCTGGACGCACCCCGCACTGCCGAAGGGCATTACACCCACAACACCGTCACGCTCCAGTGCTCCGGCCTGAGCGTGCAGAACCAGTCTGACATTCCATATATGTTTATCTGAGGAACAAATTATGTCCGGATTTTCCAACACGAAAGCCGATACCGCCTTTCTGAAAAAGCGCTTTAACCAGAACCTTGCCGCGGGCGAAAAACTTATCGGCTCTGAGTACTGGATGACCGTTAAAGGCTACCCGAACCTGTCGATCCTGATCCGTACCACGCAGCTGCCGGAAATGGCCCGCGAGGACGTGGAAGACGTGGCACCGGGTGGCATGAAGTTTAACCAGCATGGCACCCTGAAAAACTCTGGTGAGTTCCAGATGACCTGCGTTGAAACCATCAAAGGTGACGTGTTTGCAGCGGTGCGCCAGATGGTGCTCAACAAAGAATACGTTGATATCACCTTTGCTGCAGCAGCAGAGTCGAACGGCGGCGACAGCGCTGGCCTGACACGCAGTTACCTGCACTGCAAGGTGTACTCAGATGCCGTCGATTTTGGCTCTGAAGACACCACAGCTGCCGTGAAGCTGCCGCTGCGCGTTGTTTACAACTGGGCTGAATAATCATGACGCCGGTCGAACTGCTTGAAGCCGTGAAAGCGCGCTTCACGACGCTGCTGGTGGATGAAGAGGCGTTATTAACCAGCCTTCTCCGCCAGGCTCTCGGCGTCTATCAGGATCGGGCCGGTGTACCAGGCCGTAAACGCATTGAGAAACTGGGGGGCGCAAGCCTCCCTTTTCCGTCTGATTACCTGTCACTGGTAAACGTGAACGATTTCAATGGCGCGCTGGTGTATGCCGATCCCTACGATTCAACCATTGAGCTTGAGCTGACTGGCCGCGAGAAATGGCCGTTTACCCTGCTCTACTTCCGCAATATCCGTGACTGCGATTACGAAGAGACACAGCTACCGGCAGACATTATCGGGCTGCTCGAAGACTACCTGGAAGTGCTGATCGCCATTCCAAATGTCGAGCGCCTGCGCCGCTTACACATCGCCGGTAAGTTCGACGCATCGTTTCTGCCAGATGAGGCAACGCTCCACCAGCGTAAAACCGATCTGGAAATGCAGATCTCCGCCAGTCGGGCAATTATCCCCGCAATGAGCACCTGGTAAGGGGGCGCTATGAGCTTTTTTAACGGTCTGGCCGGGAACATCAAAGGCTTTGCCGCCAGCACGGCAAAACAGGCTGGAAGCAACCTGATCTCTAACATCCTGTCCCGTGCCTCCGCCACCATGAGCGGCGGCGCCGGCGCATCGTATGCCGGTCTGCCGCCTGAGCTGGCCAACGCGAAAACCATCCTCGAATTGGCTATGCGCATCCGGTACGCGCAGGGCTGGCAGTGGAACATCGAGATAGACGGCTTCTCCCGCGTGGACATGTACGTGAAAGATATCACCTACAGCACGGGCAACGTTGAGACCGAAAGCAAACTGATCGGCGGTAACGAGTTCGTGAAGCCCACTCACATCACGGCGGGCTCTGTCTCGATGACCGTTCGTGATAACGAGGATGGCGAAATTCTGCAGAAGTTTAAGGAGCGCCGTGCGCGGATCCATAACGGAGACGGCACCTTTAATCTGCCGCCAGCCTACCTGCTCAACATCCGGATCTACCGTGTCTCACAGGACGGCCGCACCTCGCTTGAAGAGGAAATGAAAGGCTTTATCACCACGATCGGCGAGATCTCCCGCGCCCGCGATGCCGTGGGCGAGTTTGCCACCATTCCGGTGACATTTGTGAAGTACACCAGCGCCGGAAGTCTCGCAAACGGACTGCTGAAAGGAGTAACAGGGGGAATTACAAACCAGGTTCAATCATCCGCATCAAACCTCATTAAATTCTGAAGGACAACACTGTGATCATCCCTCCACTGCCGCTGGCGTCGCGCCCTGCCACTGAAATCATCTTCCGACAGCCGGTGATCAAAGACGCCCTGAAATATTGCTCTCCCGACGTGTTGGGTGATGAACGGCGCGTTACGGAATACCTGAATGCCCTGCAGGAAGGTCCGATTAATGACAGCCGCGACTGGACCGCACAGGAGCGACGCACAGCGCTGTGGTGGATCATGATTAACAGCCGCGCTGACAACCTTGAGGCGTTTCACTATAGCTGTGAGCACTGTCAGGAACTGCACACCTACGACTTTGATCTGAGTGAACTGGCGGAGACCGTTGAGCTGCTAACCATCGAGCCCGTTGAGCGCGTGAATGTCCCTGTAAACGGCGTACCTACTGATTGGACGCTCAAGCCTTTGACCGGGCGCGGGCAGGAAATGCTGGAGCGCATGCGCGCCGGTCTGCCGGATGCTGACGCGCCGGATTATGAAACCGCCATTATGCGCATGCGTATTGCAGAGTTCGCACTTTGCACCGAGCTGGATGACGATCCAGCTGATTTTGAAGAGGCCGCAAATCGCCGCTTCGACATTCTGGAAGGCATGGTTCCCGATCTCGAGTTCGCGCCGCTGGTGGCTCATATCCAGCTGATGCAGCGCAACCTGCGCCACGGCTTGCTGATGCAAATCACACAAGGTGAAGTCCGGCTTCTGCTCCCGCCCGTCGCTTGCGAAAAGGAGGATAAGCAGATGAATACCACTCAACTGTTTATCCCATTTCGCTCTGGATTTTTTGTTCCACGATTTTCACCTCAATGGATGGCTAACCATCATTGACAACCTGACGCTGACCGCACGCCAGCCAGTCGGTGACGTTGACGCACTGCCGTTATGGCGCGCCATTCAGATGAATAACACGCTCACAGAGCAAATGAGAAAGACTAACAGCAGGTCGGAATGATGAAGCAGCAGGATCAGGCCCGCATCATTGATGCAATTCAGAAAGCCAGCGAAGCAGAGTTAAAACAGTTAACCCTGATTCGCAATGCGCTCACAGGTACGAGACAGCCATCCTCCGCCGACAGAAATAATGCCGCGTCAGGGATGACTGTTACGCGATCGCTGACACGTCGTAGCGCCGGTCAAAATGATGTACAGCCGGAAAATAGTGAGAACACCAGAAAGCTACCCCACTCTGGCAAAGAACCAAATAGGCATAAAAAGAGCCTTATTAAGGACCAAAATAGGACGGAACAATCCAATTCAGTTCGTTTAACTGAATGGGGTAATAATAAAAGCACTAAAAAGGCCTTTGATAAGGCACAAAAAGAATCTGTTGGGGCCAATTTAGTTCCTGTAGGAGGCTATGGGCTTAAAAAGAACCCTGATAAAGCACTAAAACGGAATATTGAGGCCGAAAAGGTATCTTTAAACGGCACCAAAAAGGTGAGCGCTGGCGGGCGTGATTCAAATGGGCGCTTTACAGCACGGAGTGATTCTGCGGCTGCATCAGCAGCAACACAGGAAAAAAATGCGCGGCGCGCTGAGCAAAAACAGCAGCAGGGATTTTTCCGCTCCCTAAGTAGCATGCTGGAATCTGCCACCGAAACGAACAGCGATGGTATGTCTTCCGGCGCAGACATTGCTGGAACGGCTGCTGGTGGTCCGCTATGGATGATGGGTAAAGGCATGTACGACATTTCCGCCGAAGTCGGAAAGAACGTCGTGACGCTGAAAAACTTCATGCAGGGTAAAACCGAAGGCAACGCTGCGCTGAAAATTGAGCCTCCGTTGACACATCCGCCAGTGACAACCGAAGCCAGAACGCCACCAGCGATCGGCAAGCCAAAATCGGCTGATGGCTTTAAATCCGCTCAACAGGCAAAAGCCATTCAGGTAACGCAGGAACAGACCAAAGTGATCGCCGCCAATGACGATCGCATTGTGGATGCCCTGGACGATGTGCGGGAGGAAGTTAAGAAGCTGTCGCATGCGTCGGGGAAAGTAGCTGGCGGGTTCATGGATTCGCTGATCCCCGGCAGGCGTAAACGCCGCGGCCGTAAACGCGGTGCGCTCTCAACTGCTGCTGATGTTGCTGACGTAGCCGGTGATCTGCTGCCGGACGGCAAAGGCAAGCCCGATGCCTCTAAACCCAAGCCTAAGCCGAAAAAGAAAAGCCTGCTGTCGAAAGCGCTGAGCGTTCTTAAAGGGGGCAAAAAAGCGGCAACGATTGGTGGCGTAGCAGCAACGACGGCTGCAGCCGGTGCAACGATAGCCGCAGGCAGCATGGCGGGCAGTGAAACGACTAAAGCAGGTGAAAAAGCCACACAGGCTGCAGCAGAGAAAACCGCTGCAAAAGGTGGGATAAAAGTCGCTGAAAAAACCACGGAAGCCGCAGCGGAGAAGACCGCAGAAAAAGGCGGGCTGAAAGTGGCCGGTAAACTCGCCGGTAAAACGGCTCTTAAAGCGATTCCGCTGGTCGGAACCGTGCTCGGCGCTGGCATGGACGCATACGAAGGCTACAACGACACAGCGGGGCAGCAGAGGGCCTTTGGCCTTAAAGAAGGCGCTACCGTCAGCGGCAGACATAAGGGCGAGTACACCGCAGCAAATGTGCTGAACATGGGCGGGCTGGTATCCGGCGCGTCCGGGCTACTGGCGTCCGGAGCGTCAGCATTGGGTATGGACGGCGTGGCGAAGTCACTGACCTTTGACACCAGTGACATTGCGAAGGGGCTGGATTCGGGGCTGAGCAAAGTAGGCGACTTGTTCAGCGCCTTCTCAACCAGCGCATCAGGCGTCTATGACAAGCTGACCGGCACCAGCGCGGAGCAGACGAAGGCGATCACCGATGGCACCACGAAAACCGTCACGGCTATAAATCGTCTCGGTACACAGCTGCAGGGTGGCGAGTGGGGCGAGGACGGCGTAGGTACGCAGGGCAAAAACGCCGCTGATTATGCCGACGTGGCGCAAAACAGCATCGGCGCAGATCTCAATGTGGGCGGCGCAAATGCGAAGATTCGATCCTTCCGCAACAACAACTTTGGCAACCTGAATTATGTGGGACAGGAGGGCGCAAGCCTGGAGGCCAAAAACAGTAAAGGTGAAGCCCGGTTCGCTAAGTTCAACACGCCAGAAGAAGGATTCAGGGCGCTGGCGAATCAGCTGACAAGTTATTCAGAAGGCACCTCTAAAGCAGCTGGTTACAAGAAGCTGAATACCGTGCAGGACATCATCAAGCTGTACGCGCCGGAGAGTGAAAACAACACGTCACAGTACGTGGACTCACTCTCGAAAAAGCTGGGCGTGCGTGGCGATCAGCAGCTGGACCTCAAAGATCCTAAAGTCATGACGCAGATGATGCGTGGCATTGCCACCATCGAAGGCGGCAACCCGCAGGTCACGAACGACTTCATGATGAACGCCATCGGCCACAATGAAAATGGCAAGTGGGTCGGCGGGAAATTCAGTGACGAAACCCTTAAGTCGGTGAATGAAGCGCGTGCGAAGCAGGGCCAGGCACCCATTGCGGTGGACTCACTCTATTCTGCTGGCGACAAAGTGAAGCTGACGGCTGGCGCAGGGGCCGCCGCCGCCGCACCGGCTGCTATTCCCGCACCCGTGCCAGCGCCTGCAGCATCGCCAGCAGTGGCCCCGGCAGCGCCCACGGCCTCGCAGGTTGCTGCAGCAAAAGAAGCCGGTAAGGATAAGCCGGCTAACGGCGCGGCGGACAAGATCAAACACGCTGGAGCAGGCGCATGGGGGCAGGTCAAAGCCCTGAATGAGTGGGCTGACGGGAAAGTGCAGGGCGCAACTGAATCCCTGGGCGTGGCCGGTATGTCCCGCAAACGCCCTACCAGCGGCCTGTCCCTGCCTGGTGGTGAATCTCTTCCCGCGGGCCTCCAGCTGGCCGCGCTGGCGCCCGATCAGATTGCCAGCCGCTCACGTCCCGCTGCTGTATCTCACGTCTCGACCGGCAGCGTGCGAGCCCGTCCAGGCTCTGCAACCTCTGATGCACCGATTACTGTGGCCAGCACCCGGACACCCGCCGCCGCACCGGAGTCCAGCGGCCTGTTTGATCGCATGCTGGGCGGTGCAAGGGACGGAGTGAACGCCGTCAGCGCTTCGATCATGCCCGCCATCAGTGACACATTCAGTCAGACGCTGGGTGGCTTCAGCGGCAATGACATGATCAGCAGCGTGCTGGACCAGGCAGGCATTACCGATCCCGGCGTGCTCCGTGCCATTGCACCGCTTACAAGCAAGGCTGGCGGCTGGCTCGACAGTGGCACTGAGTCGCTGGCCAGCGCCGGGAAGTCATACCTGAGCGGCGCCAGTGCGGCGCAGACAAGGCCTGTACAGCAGCCTCTGCTGAATCACCCGGCGCAAATCCAGAATGTGACCGATCTCCCGCGCAGCGGCATGCGTCCGATGATGAGCGGTGACGCCAACAGTCACGATCAGGACATGCTCAAAGAGCTGAAAGGCATGCGCACCCAGCTGGAGGCACTACTGGGCGTCACGAAGAAGAAAAGCGATACCGCGCCGGACAAAGTGGTCAACACGGCGCAACCGGCTCCCCGCACGTCATCAACCCTGAGCATCAACGACCCGGCGCTCAACGAACTCCTGCAGGACTAACACATGCAAAACGAAATTGACTGCCTGATGCGCGTAGATCAGGGCGGGGTAGTGGTGAAAGCCGGGGAGTCAGACGCCTGGCTTGCCCGGCTTGAGGAATGGCTGAGGACGCCGCAGGGCAGCGTTTACGGCCTACCCGGATGGGGTAACACCATGCAGGACTACAAACATGAGCCAGTCGGTTCTGAGACCGGCCATTTAACCGAAGTCGCTATTGAGGCCGCACTGATTAAAAAGCTGCGTATCGATCTGCCAGGGCTGGGGCTACGAGCTATCCGCTGCGCGCCGCAAAACGTCGATACGTGGCAGATCACCTTTATCACATCTTACGGCCCGCTGGCCGTGTCCATGAACAAAAGTTAACCGGGGTAAATTGTGAGTATTCAGGAATTACTGGAAAAGTTTAACGGCCAGCTGCAGGCCAACAGCTGGTGGAGAAAATTCACCAACAGCCAGTTCATTCAGATGATGGCTGTGTTTGGGGCGCAAATTATTTACGCCGCGCAGACTACCGCTGAGCGCGGCCTGACGGAGGGGTTTATCTCCACAGCAACGAAGCGCTCAAGCATTCTGGCCGCAGCCGAAGATCGCAACTATCTCGGCCATTTAATCACGCCGTCATGGGGCAGTGTGAAGATCACCAACAAAACGGATGAAGTCATTCAGCTGCCAATTTATGCGGAATTTCTGTCCAATGCGCAGCTGCCCTACGTTACAACTGACGTGGTGATCATCCCTGCTGGCGGCAGCGTCGTTGTGAACGACGTCCGCCAGATGGAACACGTCAACGTGTCATCCGCGATCGACGCCGAAGCGCCGTTTTACACGGTAATGCTGCCACGTGACATCACGGAGGAAACCGTCTCGATGGATGTATTTGTGACGGAAAACGAGAACAAATCGCTATGGGAAAATAACCCGCTGTTTCGTCTATCTCGTGGGTCCAGCCAACATTACGTGCTGGTTTACAAGCCGTCTGAGCAGCTGGGCGTGCGCTTTGGTGACGGTGCGATCGGCAAGATGCCGAAGACCGGCAGTAAGGTCGATCTGGATGTGTGGTGCAGCCGTGGCGACACCACACTGACGCAGGGCCAGAAGCTGACACCTGCAGGCAACATTGCCGACATGAACAGCAAGATTGAGGTTGTGACCATGACGCCAATCACGGGCGGCAGCGGCTTCGAAAGCACGGAGGAAACGCGCAACCGGGCGCAGTACTACGTGGCGTATGACGAGCAGGTAGTCTGGGGTGGTGACTATAAGTACTTCCTGAATCGTGCAGTGCCGGGTATGTCCTGGATCAGTGCCTGGGGTGAGCAGGAGCAGGAGATTTCAACCGGCATTAAGTCACTGAGCAACATCAACACGATCTTCTTTTGCGGGCATAAACCGGGCTACACGCAGGCTGAGCTTGAGACCATGATCATGACGGCTATCAAGGCTATTCCCAATGAGATCAACAAAAAATTCCGCTACGTCCCGACACAGGAGGAGCCATTTACGATCTCATTGACCGCGCTGGCGAAGAAGAACGTCATTCTGTCAGACGCAAAGAAAGCCGTTCAGGAGGCGCTTGAGGCTCGTTTCGGACGCGATGCCACAACGTTTGGCGACAGCGATCAGAATGGCGTTGCAGCCGGTAAGCATTTCTCACAGGTGCAGGTGAAAGACCTGTGGCGCGTGATTGAGGAGCTGAACCTGTTTATCTCCTATGAGCTGACCCCGCACGATATGAAAACGGCCCTGCAGCTGAATGATTTTATCTATCTCGATGTGGCTAACTCCACGTTTGATATTAACTACCTGTAAGGCACGGCCATGATCAGAAACTGGGTAAAAGACCGTCTTACGAAGGAAAAACAGGGCTCTGAGTTGTGGTCGGGGTTTGCTAACGCGCTACAGGATATTTTTGAGGACACGGTAGGGCCGATTCTGGAGCGTATTACTAACCGCAAAAGCTACTACACGATGGACAAGGACGATCTGACGCTGCGCATGAGCGAATATGGCCGCTTCTTTATCGTGGCGGAGACCACGGACACCAGCAGGCCCGTGCTGCTGGCGCAGCGCCTGGACGAAGTGCATTTTAAAGGCACCGATAAGCCGATCACTTCAACTTTCTGGCGCGAGTTCGATAACCTGCCGGTCAGCTGGCAGGAGCTGTATGCGCCTGTGGATCAGGAGCTGGCACCCTATGGCACTTTCTTTACCACAAAAGAAGGTCTGGCGATTGCAGAAGAGAAGTATGGCGAGTTCTTCCTGACGTCACGGGCGCAAATCTCGGTGGCGCTGAATGAGCTGTATGAGCGGTATGGCTATATGGAGCAGGATTTAGCCGTACAGAAGCTGCTGACACAGTTTGACCGGATCATTGCGCCGCTGCTACCGCTTCACATCGTGTTTGACGGCTTAGCGCTCTTTATCTCGTTTGAGATGAGCGCCGACGCTGAGAGCATCACGCTTATGAGCGCCGGTATCGACTATCAGGCTAAATTGTCATTCGCGGATCTCCAGTCTGAGATCAAAAATCTGCACATGGCCACACAGCAGCAGTTTGATATTCCCGCAGTGCCACTGCGGCAGGTAAGGCGCTGCGAACGCTACGACATGTTTGCCGCTGATGCCTGGACGAATGACTACCGCGCCAGGCCGGACGCAGCGCCAGCACCCATTGATATTGCCAGCGCTGCCACTGACAGCCGCGCCCGGTTATTCACCGAAGGTGGCGTGCAGTACATTGCCATTCAGAAGGGCGATAGCCAGGGCGTCACAGCAACCGGTACGGACGGAAGTAGCGTGACAATGGCGTTTCCCTTTGACGGGACGCCGGAGTTTGTCCTGGCACTGCCCGACGACGGCAATGGCACCAGCACGATCGCCACGCTTTTTTATGAGCAATTTGTCGCGTAGTTGACCATCGGATTTTACAAACTCCATACCCTCTGGCCTCTTAACTCTGAGAGGCTTTTTTATGGCTGATACTATCTCTGTCAGCAGCAAGCTGTTTAAAGCGAAGCTGCTGGATTACTACTACATCCGTCGCGCTGAATCCTCTATCGGTAAAGGATCCCGATTCCAGATGGTGAAAGCCTACTGGGGTAAGTCCACGCTGGTAAGCAGTAACGCCGCTGGCGGCTGGAACATCGCGGATATTCCCTCCACGTTCAGCAACGACAACCTGACCGGTAAATTCACTGAAACGCCTCTGGTTCTCACCAGCACCGGCGCGGATATCTCGATCACCATTCAGCTGGATGAAGCCATTCTTCCGGAAGGCAAAGCCTATGACCTCAATACGCTGACGCTGGTGGACGCAGACGGCAACGCCTTTGCCGTGCTGTGCCTGCAGCAGGACACCGTATTCCGTGGTAAGGCCTACCGTCTTATCGTCACCATCGAACAGAAAACGGCGTAGCGCACATGAGCAGTAATGAAATTACCGATATCGGCGTTATGGCGGGGAAAGCGTATGGCACCGCGCCGCTGTCGGCGGATATGCAGTACCTGGAGACCTATACCAGTTCCGCGTTAAACCGCAAACTGAAGGGCATAGTGCGATCCGGCTTTTACCTGGGCTTTGCGCCGGTTGCCGGTTCCGGTCTGAATGTCGTCGTTACCTCCAAAGAGGCGGAAGGTGGGCAGGGCGCGGCCTCAATCGACGTAAACGCGCACCAGATCACCGTGCAGCACTTGGCCGATCTGACGTTGCCAGTCGTGGCGGGCAAAACTACCCGTATCGTGCTGGAAGCAAACTACAAGCTGGGAGTGAAGACAGATCAGGTAGATATCACCTCAACAGTTGAGGCCGCACGCGTCTTTGCGCAGGATATCTCAGTTGCGCTGATGCCGAACCAGCTGGAACTCTGCCGCGTACTGGTACCAACCGGTACCACGCAAGTTACACAGGCGATGATCGTCACCAACTACCGTATCAACCGGCAGGTCGGTATCACGCTGGATTCGATTTACACCAGCGACGATGAGCTGATTGCGGCTAACCTTAAGGGGCTGAAAATCCTTAAAGGCATGATTGATAACAACATGGTCATTGCCAATAACGGCTCGGATATTCACGACAAAGCGATGTTCCGTAAAAACATCGAGCTGGATCAGCTGGTCAACGATAAGCAGCTGGTTGCCAGTGAGAATCTGGCTGATCTGCCGGACGTGCAGGAGGCGCGTGAAAATCTCGATCTCGGTACCGCCGCGCAGGCGGATCAGCAGAAAAACCCGCTGGATATGACGGCAGGTGCGCTGATGGCCGTGGGTGCGTTTGGCCTGGGTGCGCCGTCGCTGGTACTGGACAGCAAAATCACCTTACTGGCTGACGTGTCTGTGACGGAGCAAAATGCCTTCTGGACACTGAGCGGCACCTTCAGTGATGGCCCGATTGATTTTGGCAAAACCACGCAGACGCTGCGTGGTCAGCTATTCAACATGCGCCGGAAATATGATGCTGACGCGTCACTGGTGCAGCTGCTGGCGGCGCAGGGTGGCGTAATGTATCTGCGTATTGCAGCTAAAGTTTCAGGCGACTGGGCGTGGTCCGGGCTGACAGTAGGAGCGGATCAGAACGGCTGGCGAAAGATGATGGACAGCGCCAGCATGACTCTTGCCGATCTGGTAAAAGCGGGCGCGGCACAGGCAGGTGATAACAACGATATTACCAGCACCAGCCAGCTATCCAGCATCAATACGCCAAAGCTGACAGTCTCAAAAAATCTGGAAGTTGGCTCTCAAATCAGTGCCGGATATCGTATTGGTGTGATTCGTTCTGAACCTTCAGTTCCGTCGATGACGTTTTTACGGACCGATCAGCTGGGTGATAAGCCGCCGACGTATGAAACGGACGTGATGCAGATTGTTGGCCGGGTTGCGGCATTAAGTGGTGATGCCTGGAGCGGCAGGATCCTCGGTGGCATTACCACTACAAACATGACGCATGGCGGCGGAAAAATTGTGGTAGATGCGCGCTCGTCTACCGGCGCAATTACCGCACGTCTCGCTCTAAATGGCGGAGACGGCTTAGCCACACTGCAGGGGGCTGGCGGACTGGCTATCACCGGTGGTGGAGGCCTGTCGTCGGATGGTGCCGGACTCTTTGCCGCTGACGCAACTACGCTCCAGCTGAAGCCCAAAACCAAAGACAAAGCCTACTATCTGCGCGGCAAAAAGTCTGATGACACGCTGCACTGGTATTTCGGCCAGTCTAGGGACAGTAACGATGCCGTTACCTGGGGGAACTCAATCACGAGTACATGGCTCACCCTGTCAGGTGACGGTACGGGTGAAACCAACGTTTCAACAATGAACTTCCTGAACAGCGCGGTTGTCGGTGGCAACCTTACGGTAAACAGGGGCGCTGACTTTACCGGGCCGGTAAACGTGCTTGCGAAGGGGGCAACAGCGGTAGGCGATCTGACCAATGCCGCGCTGGTGGTGACGGGCAGCATCAGTGACGGCACCCAGGGAATCACTGTTAACAGCTTTGCGCCTACAATCACTTTTATCGATCGCGACGCAGATGCAGCGGGCTTCCGCCTGAGAGGCGAGGGCAGTAGCCTGCGTCTCGATGTGGATAACCGGAATAATGGCGTAACGTGGAACCAGAATATCGCGCTCTTCAGCGACAAAGGGCATCTAGCACTTGGCGGTAGCAGTGACAGCACTGGACGCATGCTGACGATTGGAAGCACAGCACCGGGCAAAGGTAATCTGACAGGAACCACCCAGATTGCTGCAATGGCTTACACTAATCTCGGTGCAGACGCGACAGTCCGTGGCATTGGTTTTGGTGTCGAAATGTCAGTAGGTGACGGAAAAACCGGACAAAACTTGCCTGAAGTTGTCGAGTTTTGGGGTAACAGCACAGTTGTTAACGCCAATGCCACCGTAGGGCTAATGTCGTCTTTCCGCGTGTTTGATAAAGCCAATCTCAGCATTAAAGCGGCCTATGCATTTGAAGGGATGATGACGCAACGCGCAGGATTAAATCGGTGGAACCTGTATATGCAGGGAACGGCACCAAACTATCTGCGCGGACAGACGATCATTGGCGGAGTGGATACAGCCCTTCCGGCCAGTTATGTCGCGTTGTCGGTAAAAGGTGGGCTGGAAGTCAGCGATTTATTCAGGGCTTCCAACGCTGCGGAGTTCAGAAGCCAGGTCAGCATAATTTCAGCAAATCCGTATATCGACTTCAATTCATCAACTGCACAGATGAATGACTACGACGCCCGTATTCTGGTCGATACGACTGATGCAACTGCTTCGGGGCAGGCAACAATGAATATCGTTGCCGGTCATCTCAATATCAATGCAGCGTCGCATTTAGTTGGGTCACTTGTTGTTGATAAAGATGCGCACTTTGAGAGTGATACCTTTGTCGGAGGCCGACTATTTACAACAACACATATAAGCATCGGAAATATCGGAACAGCTTCTTTTGCTGATAGTCATGGCTCGATCAATATTGGCGACTCCGATACAGGTTTATTATGTCCTGATGATGGAACATTAGATGTTTATACAAACAACGTTAAAACGGCCCGCTTTACCACGAACAAACTATATGTATACGGAAAAATAGTTCAAGAAGACCCGGATTTCCGCATACGTCCGGTTGGTGGCAAAGGCATCGGAATGCTGCACCGGTTTGATGGCTCAAACTATTACATGCTGGTCACAAACCAGAATGATCCGGATGGGGGATTTAATACTCTAAGGCCGTTCAGCTTTAATGGCACCAATGGCGACGTTCTTATGAACCATAACGTCAACGTAGGCGCTAGCTTTTCCGCAAATGGAAATATCAATGCTGGTGGCGATGTTGTAGGTGGCAACTTTTCAGCACGAGGAAATGTTAGTGCTGCTGGAAATCTTTATGCCGGTAATGTGGTGTATTCCGGTAATGGTCAGTCGGTCATGCATGCGGATGGCAATATCTATGGTCCGGTTTGGGGCGGATTTATCAATAACTACATTGCAGCACGATATGTTAGTGCCGTCAGATTTGCCGGTTTTAAGCAAGGATCAACCTGGAACGGCCCCGGTATTTCTGAAGAGAGCGGCTACGTTATAACGTCTGCCAGGAACGACAACCAGGACCAATATATCGACGTCGTGACGGCGCGATGCGTTCAGTACTGTATTAACGGTGGCTGGTATACAGCAGGCTTTGCGTAAGGATAAATATGTTAAATTCTGGACCATTTAAAAAATATACACCGAATGTGCCGGTCGTTACTGAATCTTCCACTGATGAAGAAAAAGTAGAGGCTGCCAGACTGCAGTCGCTCAATGACATGAATATCATTTTTGTCCGATGCAAAAGCGGTCAGGACTGGTATGAGTCGCAAAAACTGTATTCACCAGACACGATGAAAATTGTGTACGACGAAGCAGGTCGGGTAGTTAGCTTTGACACGGACGCTTCAAAGCTGTGGCCGATCAACTGCTGGGTGGCAGAGGTGGCCGCTTCGGATATTCCAGACGGCATGGATAGATTAGGCGGGTGGGTTTACCGTAATGGCAAGGTAGTGGCTTATAAACACTCTGCCGCAGAGCTGCAGGAAATGGCTGAGCGCACCAGAAGTTCACTCCTGGCAAAAGCGCGAGCCTTTATCAGTGACTGGCAGGCGGAGTTGGCGCTTGGCATCCTGCCGGATAACGATAAGGCGCAGCTGGTGGAGTGGATGGCTTACATCCGGCAGCTTAAAGAAACTGATATCGGCAACGTGCCGGAATCTGCCTGGCCTGCACCACCAGCAGCACTCTGATCTCCCTCCTAACAGCGCCTCCGGGTGCTGTTTTTCTTTACCTCTCTAAATTACAGACTCCGTACCCTCTCGCCACCTGATTACCAGGTGCTAAGGGGGGTATGTGACCGATGTAGAAAAAATGCTCGCGGTTTCGCTTCTCCTGTCTTTGCTGAGTGGCACAGGCGTTTTCCTGCTGGGAGTGCGCGAATACCGGATCCGACCGACAGTATTCAACTTTACCACCGAGCTTGTGCTGGCGCTGATTACGGGCCTCACGGCCTATTTCTTTGCCCGCCAGCAGGGACTGGACGAAATCGTGATTTACCTTGCCGTGTTAGTTGCAAGCAACAACTGGCGAGAACTCTCAACCGTGTTTAAAGAACGACTCATTGCGGCAATAAATGGCGTATTTGGGTCAAAAGGAGGCTCCGGCCCATGATTGATTACCAGAACCTGTTTATCACAGCGATGGCGGCGGCGATGGTTGTCGATCGCTGCGCCTTTGCCCGTAAAAAAGTGTCTCTGCTTGGATGTGGCGTGGCCACTGTGCGCGGCAACGCGCTGGCATTCCCGGTCCGCCTCAACATTGCCTGCGTGGGTAAACTTGCAGGAGCCAAAATTGAGTACTGGCTGCGCGATAGTAATGATCCGACAGTGGTCATTTCCGGCAAGCAGCGCACGCTGGACCTCTCACCAAAAGGCGTGAGCGAAGAGTTTTTGCTGATCGATACGCGCTATCTGGAACCGGGCGAGTGGTCGCTGACAGTGCGCGTGACCCACGGTAACAGCCGCCTGAACCCGCTTTATCGCATTTTCCCGCTTCAGGATACCGTCACCAGAACCTACCAGCTGAGCCAGTCAGAGCAGGGGGAATACCGTGTCGAATCCTAAGACCTACGTCCTGCTGAGCTTTGACGAGCTCAACGAGAAGGGGCTGGCAAAGCTGAAAAAGGCGATCGCCACCAGCGGCTTTGAAGTAGCCAAAATCACCGCCGCCGGCGCAGCCCGGAAAAAGGATGGCGTTCTCACTAAAACCTTCAGCCTCACCGGCATGGACGAGCAGGTTATGACCGTGCAGGTCAACGACAGCGGCGACATTTCCGGCCTAAAACTGAACGGTAAAAACGTGCCGTTTACACACGTCACCACGATCCCCGACCTGGGACGCCAGCTGGCTGCGTTATTTAAAAAAGGCTCGACGGCATTCCAGAAGGCGCTGGCGCGCAAGATGGCACGCGCCGCCGCCAGCAAAGACGACTCTCCGCAGCCAAAACGCGGTGTGAAATCGTCAGTGCAGATGTTGGCCGAAGTGCGCCAGCAGCGTGACGCCTACAAAGCGGGTATCGAGGAAACTCAGAAGAAGGCTGACCAATTGACGCGGGATGCCGACACGGCACAGAAAAATGCGGACAGCTTACAGACCGAGCTTAATCAGGAGCAGGCGATCACCCGCCAGCTGAAAGAGCAGATCGCCCAACTGGAAGAGGCAGCATGATGAATGAGATTTTAAGCAACCGTATGGTGCTGGACCTCCAGAACCGCACACCGGGCGCAGTGCTGGCGCAGGCGGTTTATGACGGCCTGATGACCGGCAGCAGCGCGGATATGATGCTGGAAAGCGTCACTATCGACGATATAGATCACACCTACCTGGGAAATGAAAGTCTGGTGCCGGGTGCGATGTTTGAGGCGATCAGCACCGAGCGCATGCGTCTGGCGCAGACCATGCGCGCCTTTGTGAAAGCGTTAAACCGTGGCCTGAACGGGACCAATATCAGCGCCGGTACTGACGATGCAGGCGCTGATACTACCGGGCAAAAAGCTGTGGGCGGCGCGGTGATTGGTAAAGTTCGCCGTGTGGCCAGCATACCGGTTATGAGTGCGCTGATTCCATTATCGGACGGGCAGAGCGTGTCGCTGGTGTTTCACTCTCCGACCGCTGACAACGGTAAGATCCGTAATCAGGATACGCTGGTGGCGTTTCAGTTCCTGATCAACAAGCGCGACGTGACACACATTGTGGCCCCGATTGGCGGACGGGATGTGTCGCTGCAGCAGGTCACGCAGGCGCTTTCCAACCTGATCGAGAAGAACAGCGGCAAGTTCACAAAGCAGAAGGATGCACAGACGAAGTTACGCGCCGAAGTGGAGACCACACAGGCCGAAACGGACAAGCTGGCAGATCAGCAGTCTGCACTGCTGGAAGTGGTGGATACACAGACCGCACGCGTGCAGATGCAGCAGGATAATGAGCAGACGCTGCGCGGCAAAGTCGCAGCCCAGCGCCAGATCAATGCCGACCTTACCGGACAGCTGGCGGCGCTACAGCAGGCGAAAGCCAGTGAGCCTGAGATCACGGACACTTTCAGCGATCGCACTATCCAGGTTAAAGCGCGCCTGAACATGGACGGACAGGCGACGCTGAGCAACGGCGCGACGGTCCGATATCACAGCTATGACCAGGACGGACAGCTTAAAGGCAAGGTGATCATCACCGAAGCGGACGGGACCACGTTTGAAATGCCGTCCAAATCCAGCCAGGGCGCGGAAATAGGTAAAGCCGCCACAAAACTGCTGAAGGCCTACCGCACCGGCGCGGCGGATAAATACCGTGTCAGTGCTGAGCCAGTTTTGACGCAGGAGCCACAACCTGAACCGGCGCCGCAACCAGAGCCACAGCCACAGCCAGAGCCACAACCTGTCACACCCGCAGCCGTCTGGCGCTATGCGCTGGTAAACCGGCCAGTGGGTATCGGCGCGGTACCGCCTGAATATGCTTCCGTTGCAGACCAGCCAGCAGAAGGCCAGCCATACAGCGGCGTTGCGCGTAACGGCATTATTTCCTACGACCGTCCGCTTACTGACAAAGAGATTGCTGACTTTGAGCTGAAGTTGATCCCGACGCATACGGATCTCGATGAGCTGGCCGTAAACGTGGCCGACAAGATGAGCGATTACGCCGCACAGTATCTGGAAATGTCCTCAGAAGACCCGGACACCTACGCAAAACAGGTGCGCATGGTTGCCCGTAAAAACCTGACTGGCGTGGCCTACCCGGAAGGTGAAGACCTGACCTATTTCAATCAGGCCATTAACGCCAGATTGCAGATCCTTGCAGCAGGTGAACCAAAGCAGGAGGAGACAGACGTGACTGACGATCGTGAAAACACAGACCCGTTCTGGATGGCGGCGAAACGCTTGGGCGATCTTGTAGGCTGGGCGTCTGACCTGGTAAATGCCTGGGCCGAAGCGCTGGGTTATGGCAGTGAGCAGATGAAGCAAGCGGCGGACTATGTGGAGGTTAATCAAAGCCCTGATTATCTGAAGGCTGTAGAAGCCGCGATGATCACCGGCAAGCGTATTCCGCTGGTGGAGGAACTAAGCACCTCTGAGCCAGAGCCAGCCCCGCAGCCAGAGCCACAACCAGAACCGCAGCCTGAGCCAGTGCCGGAAGCAGACACTCAGGCGCAGAAGGCGATTGATTACCTTCAGGGGCTGACTTCGCTCGATACCGACGATATGGACGTGATCCGTGCTGGCCGTACCCAAGTCCGTGAGGCCATTGCCGCACTGACGGCCGCAGGTGTATTCGATGAAAACGAATCGCTGGTCAATGACGCCGTGCAGCACCTTAGCGATCTGCTGGTGGCCGTGCAGCGTAACGGGGTGGCCGCATGACCTTAACCGCACTGCAAAAGCTGGATTTAGCCGACCAGCTGGACGAGCTGATTATCAAAGCCCCGACCGTTAAGGGGCTGGACCTTCTGGATCTCAATGACCAGATGGAGGCGATCATGCTCCAGCTGGGTTATGGCGTTGCGCCAGCACCCGCCACCAGCGAACCGGCACCCGCGCCGGTCACTGAGCCACAGCCGGAACCCGTGAAGGAAGATCAGCCCGTTCCCGAAGTTGTTACTGACTTTCTGGCCGGTAAGTTCATCAGCCAGGCGCAACTGGATTTTGTTGAGACGCTGCGCCGTGTCGGTGACTACATCGGCGTTTATCTGGAGCTCGACGACGCGAGACAACAGACCGCCAGCTGGATAGCCGCCAGCGGCCTCGCTGCTTAAACATCAACCCCGTTTCGGCGGGGTTTTTTATTCCTGGGAACAAAATGCTTAACGAGAAATTACGAAATCTGCTGAGCGACGCTGGCAGCATATTTGCCCTGATCGGGCTGGTGGGCTCACTGCGTAAAGCACAGACCACAACGGGGCGATCGTCATATGTCGTTACCGGCAAAGGGCAGGAGGTAAAGACGGCGTTTAAGGTGGTTGATGCGCGCCACCTGATTATTTCTAACAACCTCGACGGCACAATAAACGCGCTTTTCCCGGCTGAGTTGCAGCCACGCGACCGCACGCGCCTGACCAGTAAAGTGCAGGTATCTAAAATCGCGGGCAACCTCCGACCGGCAAAGCTGACTGATTCAGGCATGAGCAGCCACGGCGCGCCAATCGTGGGCGCAGATAACGTGGTTGAGTCGGGTAACGGGCGCTCGATGGGGATCACCCGCGCCTATGAGCAGGGGCAGGCCGACGAGTACCGCCAGTATCTGATTGAGCACGCAAAAGATTACGGCCTTAAAGCGTCGGATATCGCGCAGATGGATATGCCGGTACTGGTGCGTGAGCGCATTACTGACGTTGACCGTGCGCAGTTTGCGAAAGACTCCAACCTCTCCGATTTGCAGGAAATGGCGGCGAGTGAGAAGGCCTTTGTCGATGCCGAAATGCTCGATGAGCGTCTGATGGCCATCTTCAATCCGTCCGACGACGGCAACCTTCTGGCACGCTCAAATGACGGATTTATCCGTGCATTCATGAAAGAGATTGGCGACACAGCGACCGCAGGCCTGCTGACCGAAGACGGGCGCCCGACGAAGCAACTGATTGACCGTATGCAGAATGCGATCTTTGCCCGCGCCTACAAAGACGAGCGCCTGGTTAAGCTGGTATCCGAAGAGCCGGACCCGGAAATGCGCAACATTCTGACAGCGCTCAACACAGCGGCAAGCGAGTTTGCACAGATGCAGATGTTATCCGGAGACGTTCACCGGCAGGCCGTCACCGGGCTGGTGGATGGAGTGCAGTCGGTTGATGGTCTCGATCAGCAGGCAATCGCTGCGCTGCAGGATGCTATCAAGCTGGTTCGCCAGGCAAAAGACAGCGGGCAGGCTATACAGGAAGTGCTGGCACAGCAGGGTCTATTTGAGGAGTCCAGCAAGGAGGCCGAAGCCCTGGCGCTGTTTATCGTGGCAAACAACCGCAGCGCGAAACGCATCGGGGCCGCGTTTAAAAAGATGGCGCAGAAGATCAACGACGAGCTGCTACACCAGCTGCAGGCGTTGGGGGATATGTTCGGCGGCGGTGAGCTGACGCTGAATGACGTGCTGACGGCGGTATCAGGAGAAATTGAGGAGGAATTTGGTGAAGGTAAGGGGTTAAGCTTTGCCATTTTCGAGTCTGTCAGCGCGTAGGCAACGAACTAATTATACTGGTTCATAATATGTGCGTCAGCTCAGACTTGAGCTGACGGTTTTCAATGGCTGCACATCATTAAGTCTGACCGTCTGCTTTGAGCGAAAAGCGGACGCTGCCTTTAGACGACGATCGATGATGTCGAAGCGATAAGCAATTATTTATCATCATGGCTTTGTTATGAGTCGTTTTCCGAGTCTCGTCTCATAAGATATTCGTCATGAAAAATACCATTAGCGTAAAGCGCAGCAGTATCAGTGGCCCAGTTAGCGAAACCGTACGACCGATAAAGTGCATATGCGGCATGATTCGTTGTGACGACGGAAAGCTTTACAGTCCTTACTGAGCTTGCAGCTTCCAGCGCAGCCTCCATTAGCCCTGATGATAGTCCCGATCCCCTCATCCCGGCACGGACATACATCCCCCAGATAGTAGCGACATGACTCAGCTTTGATGAGGTATTGAAGCTCAAACCAATCAGGCCCTGTAAGGTGTTGTGAAGGTCGAATCCGCCGAAAACATAATTGGTTCGCAATTTTTCAGCAAAAAATGGTGCTGGCTTCTGGCTCCAGTCTTCGTAGGACGCGCCAAAAGCGTCCGGATGAAGGAGCAACGCTTCCAGTCTTACTCTTCTGAAATCTTCTAGATCGCTCTCATTAATGCGACGCACCGTAAATGCTTTCAA